TTTAATATTATAATTAGATAATGATTTTCCGGATGATAATTCTATTGATACATTTTTATCATATTGAATATTTTGTTTTTTATTTATAACACAATCTACTGATGTTTCTTTTAATACTTTGAGAACTTCTGATATTTTTATAGTCTTCTTTTCAGCATATCTATACATATATAAATCTATCGATTCCATATCATTACTATTATCTAATTGAGTTCCATGTAAAAATATCTCTACATTTCGTTGTTTAAATGGCAACAAACAATGACTTAAATTTCTAACAGCACGTCCTATTGTTTGTTTAGTTCTATTTAAATTATACCAAGGTTCCATAATATGAATCTGTCTGATATTCTGAAAATCTAAACCTTCACTTCCCGCTCTAGATATAATAACTACTTTCACAAATTCACCATATATGTTATTTTTATTTGTTGATGCTTTTAGTTCTTTTTTATTATTAGGAGATAATGATACATCTCCAGTAATCATTGTATATTTTCCTGTAAATTTTTTACCTTCATTATTAGTAAATAAATGTGGATTTTTAGGCTTTTCTTTAAAAAGAGAATTTGTTCCATATCTCATTAATCCTAATTCTTCTAATGCTAATGCTAGAGCAACACATCCTCCTTCAATATATTGAGAATATATCATAACAATACCTTTGGATTTTTTTATTTTCTTTATAATAGAACTAATTTTCGCACTATAATTTCCAATATGTTCTTCTGAAAATATTCTTCCATATTGTTCTAAGGTCTCTTGCTTATATGTGTAATTTTTTTTCGATTTTTCTCTAGACATTACATTTAATAATCCTTTTTTACCATACATTTTTGAAGTATCCATAGATTCAGTTGGATATGTCATATTTAAAAGTTGTAATGGTCCATCTATAATTGTATATTGAACTCCTTTATTTTTATTTCTTAGCGCTGGATAAACTTTTTTTAATTCGTTTATTAAATAATTATAAGATTCATACTGTTTATTATTTTTTAAGTTTGTTATATATAAATCCAAGTATTGTATTGGTTCTTCAATAAATACATTATTTATCTGTCTTCCTGGATATCTCCATCCATTTTTTAATAAAGTTAATAAAGAATGTGGATTTTTACTATCTGATGGATATATTGAAAAAGGAAAGTTAAATGGGCTATTGCCTTTAACATAACTAACGTATCCCATTAGTTTCTGTTTTAATATTTCTTTTCCTATTTCTTTACCATTTTCATCTTTTTTAAATTCTCCTTCATTATTAAATACATCACTCTTTTTTAATGTATATCTTTTATCGTTTAAATTCATTAAATTAGTTAACCATATTATTTCACTATAATCATTATACATTGGAGTAGCTGTTAAAAATAATAATTTCATATTATCTGCGTATTTAATTAAATTTAAAAAATGTTCTGATGTTTTTTTCATATTATTTCCAACTCTTATATTATGAACTTCGTCTATAACTATCATTCTATTTGAAAATTCTTTTTTTATTATTTTTTTTAATCTTTCATCGGTTATTTCTTTTTCTCTACTTAATTTACTCTCTTTTGCTAACTTAGATATATAATTTGAAAATTCACGATAACCTAAAAATTTATAAGATTTTGAAATTAATTTTTTTATTTGTGCTACTAATTTATCTTTTTTTAATTGTTTTGTCATCATTGGATTTATTTCTTTTATAAATTTATTTCCAACGCACGATTTTATATTCCAAAATCCATTTTCTAATTTTAATTTTCTTTCATCAAATAATTGTAATTTATAATTTTCTTGAACTACTGGACTAGCAATAATTAATATTTGTTTATTAATTCCCATATGTTTTAAATAACTTCGTGTATCTTCACATACTTGAATAGATGAACACGTTTTTCCGGTTCCTAATCCATGATACAACAATAAACTGTTATAAGGAGTTTCTAATGACATGAAATTTCTGACAAATTTCTGATGCGATTCTAACTCAAAATCTCTGTTAAAATCACATAATTTATTAGATATTTCTTCTATATTTTCATAATCTTTTTCATTATATCCTTTATTCATAGTATCAATAAATTCTTTTTTTATAGAAATTTTTCTATTAAAATCTGGGTCTTGAAGACTAGGATATAAGTCTTCAGGCAATACAATATCTTCTTCTTTAAATTTTTTGTTTATAGTAACTTTTTTAAATATAGGTTTTGTTTTAGTTCTAGATTTTGGTGTCATAGTTCTTTGTTTTTCTTCTAAAGGAGTAATATTATTTACAGAGCTTTCATCTTCAAAAATTCTCTCTAAAGAATTAATTAATGGTTTATCCGTAATAGAATCATCTATCTGTGTTTTTGTATTTTGTATTGTAGATTCTTCTAATTCTTGTTTAATGGCATTTTCTAATTGTAATGATTTATTATCTTCTTTTAGAGTTTTTTCCAATGGAGATTCTTGTTCTACTTCCAATGGAGATTCTTGTTCTACTTCCAATGGAGATTCTTGTAATTCTTGTTCTAGTTCCAATGGAGATTCTTGTTCTACTTCCAATGGAGATTCTTGTAATTCTTGTTTTACTGTTTTAGTTAATGTGCTAGGTTCTTCAGTTTGTTCTATTAAAGTTTCCAATTTATCAGTATTATTTAAAGATGGATTTATTTTCAAAGACGAAAATGATAAAGTATTATTTTTAGGTTTAGATTTAGATTTAATAGTTACTTTTCTTTTACTAGCTAATTTTGGTGTAATACTTGATGTTTGTTTAATTGATAGTGTATCTTCTGGTATTATCTGTTCTGATTTTAAAGAAAATGTCTTGGGTTGTTTAGATTTATAAAAATATGATAAATCCGGTTTAGATTTACTTTCTGTTTTTTTTGACATACTTAATATATTATAAGATTAAACTATATTTATTTAACATTTTTTCAATATTATTAATTATTTTAATTCGTTCTAAATTATAAGGTCTTAGTATCTTTAAACATTCTTCTATAGTCATCCATTTCATATTACTTACTTCACTTTCTTGAAAATTCTGTTTATTATTTATATTTTTCATATAAGCTAAATAATATTTGTGCTTGTATGATTTAAAGTTAGAACCTAAGAATATTTCCTCATATGGTAAAATATTAGAAATAAGTTCAATATCATTTTTACTATATCCAGTTTCTTCTTCAAACTCTCTTATACTGCAGTTAATATCATTTTCTTGATAATTTCTTCTTCCTTTAGGAAAGCCCCATTCAGGTGTTTTCCATTGTGTAGAGCTATTTTGTATTAATGATTCTAATTTAAAAAAATCATTATTATAAATATTAATTCCTTCTTTAATGGATTTAAATTTTAATTTAGATATTTTTTCTTCATTAGCATATTTAGATGCAATATAATCTCCCCATAAATTCTTCCATAAATCAAAAAAGTCATTATTTAACAAATTAGATTTTTCTTTTAGAGTCATTTCATTAATTAAATTTTGAATATAAAATTTGTAATGTATAGGATATTTTCCTCTTAAAAAATCAACATATCCTAAACTATCTTTTCTACATATCATTAGATATTCAAACCTATTTTTATTTTTACGAAAACATATAACACCTAAACTAGTAATTGGTTTTTTACAAGAATGGTATAAATGTCCTATTTTTCCACAATTTGTGCAAAACGTATTTTGCGATGATTTCATAATAATGTTATATGTTTAAAATGAATTGTTTTTATATCCTTTGCTATATAAATGACTCTAAATAAAGAAGTCTGGCTTCCATATTTACATTTTACATTACAAACAATAACAATGTATTATCCATTAAATCCAAATAAAGCTACAAAAAGAAAATATTATGATTTCATACAGAATTTACCATTATTTTTTCCAGAATATCCATTTGGTTCTAATTTTATTGATTTACTTGATAAATATCCAGTATCCCCATATTTAGAATCTAAACTATCATTTAAAAAATGGATGCATTTTGTATTTAATAAAATATATAAAGATATGAATAAAGAACAAATAAGTTTTGATGATTGGATGAGTGATTATTATGAACATTATAAACCTAAAGAAATACAACATCTTAAAGAATTAAAAAAGAAAAAGAAATACATATTATTTGGAATAATAATAGCTCTTATTTCTCTAACAATTTATTTATATAATAAAAAATATTAATGAAAATATATTATATAATGAAAATAGAAATATTAATAATTGGAATCACAATATTTTTAGCAATAGATACATACTATGATGGAAAATATAGTTCTTATTTGTCATCTGGTAGAAAATATTTTAAAATAGGAACAATAGCATTTATAGGATTATCTCTAATAACTTTTATAAAAAAACATCCTAATGAATCAAAAGGATTATTATCACATGCTTCTAATATAGTAAAATATATGCCTATAGATAAAAATGCTGAAGATTTATTGACTCCTATATTTGACTTTACTAATTTAAAAAATCCAATGGCTAATTTAACTCCACAAACAAAAAGAATGATGAGGTCTGGATTAAATACTAATAAACGTTGTGTTAGTGAAACTAAGAAAAAGTTTGTAGCATCACAACAAAACTGGAGATGTGGTAAATGTAATACTCAATTAGCAGCAACATTTGAAGTAGATCATAAATTAGATTTACAATTTGGAGGGACAAATCATGTCAATAATTTAGTAGCTTTATGTAGAAATTGTCACGGCGAGAAAGGAATGATGCATAAATTATAATAATTTAATATAATTAAAATATAAATGTGGGAAAATTTAAAAAATATTATTTTAAAACATAAATTTCCATTAATGTTAATATCATATATTATAATTATATTTACCCTTATGACAAAAGGTATATTAATGCCAAATTTATTAGGAAGTTTAATATTAATAGGTGGATTATTTGGAATTCTAACATTTAATTTATTAAAATTTATTTCTAATAAAAATATGGCATTATTTATGATTGGAGTTCTAGTAGTTTTAACTTTATTAATACTTTTATTATTGTTTTTAGCTAATAGCACTAGTTTAATTCTTACATTTAATAAATTATTAACTGTATTTTCAGTAATAGCAATAATATCCGTAGTATATTTTTATCTTGAAAGTAATTATGGAAATAAAGTAAGAAAAATAACTAGAAGTCCATTTATTAAATATATTTATTATTCTGTATTTTTAATACCTTGTTTATTTGGATATTTCATAGAATATCTATATTATCAAGTTAAACATACTCCATCGTTTGTATATTGGTGGTTATTATTTGATGTGATAGTATTATTTGTATTTTTTTTAAAAAAAGGAGACAGTAATAAAACAAATTATTTATACATAAATAATCCTAGAAATATTAAAAGAGATATAGACGAAAACATATCGGAAATAGAACAAAGTAAAAAAGAATTATTAGATTTAGTAAAAAAATTAAAGGATTTTGATGTTAAGAAACGAAGCACAGATGAATTATGGAAAAAAATAATAGAAGGCGATTTAAATGATGTTAAAAATAAGAATAAATTAAAGGCATTATTATTGAATAATGGATGGAGAAATGAACAAATATGTAATAATACAATAACTAATTCATTTGAAGCAGAACTTTGTAGAAAAGAAGTAAATAAATCAATAATATATATACAGCAAAATACTAGTAATATTTTAAAATTTACTTCTGATATTGAAACTATGAATGATGAACTCAAAGAATTACAGAAACAAAGAAATAATATTAATAATAAAAATACTGGAATATTATTATTAAATGAACCAAAAAATTTGAATAAAGAGACTTTATTAAGTAATTATGATGTAATGAAGGAAGCTAGTTATATAGGAAATGATAAGGTGTATAGTTATGGTATTTCAATGTGGATATTTTTACATCCTAATCCTCCTAATGTAAAGAAATCACCAAATAAATATGTATCTATATTCAATTATAATAATAAACCTAAGGTAGATTATGACCCATTAAAAAATGTATTAAGGTTCACCTTAAATAAAGGAGCAAATTACACTGATAAAATTTTATTTAAAACTCATAATGTTCCTTTACAAAAATGGAATAATCTAGTAATAAATTATGAAAATGGAACATATGATATATTTATGAATAATAAATTAATAAATACATTTTCTGGTGTTGTTCCATATATGACAAACGATAGTATAAGCGTTGGAGAGTTAAATGGAATTAATGGCGGCATAGCTAATGTGGTATATTATCCAACATATTTACCGAAAATAAAAATGGATGAAAATTATAAATTATTTAAGAATAAAAAAACGCCAATTATTTAGATAAATTTCTAATAATATTATATATTATGAATCCCTTACCTATAATATTATTTTTAATAATCGCAATTATATTATATGTTTTTTACGTTAATGTAATTTCCGACCCCACGTCTGCGGATTTAGTGACTATGCATAATGCAAAAACAGAAAAGATTATTAGCGCATCTACACTTCCCGGAAGTGTTGCTTCTAATGATTACACTTGGTCTTTTTGGATTTATGTAAATAATTGGAATTGGCAGTATGGAAAAGAGAAAGTTTTGTTAGTTAGAAAATCATCAGATGATGTATTTTGCCCTAAGATATCTTTAGCAGAAAATACTAATAATTTAAAAGTAGAAGTAGGAACATTTAATCCTGAAGGTTCCGCATCAGATACTAAAACTTCAAAATGTAATGTAAATAATATTCCATTACAAAAATGGACTCATATTTTAATGACAACTAATACTCGTTCAATTGATATTTATTTAGATGGAAAATTAGTTAGAACTTGTTTATTAAGCAGTCCTCCTAAGATAGCAGCTGATGCTCCAATTAAATTATGTCCAGAAAATGGATTTTCAGGTTATATGTCAAAAGTAAGATATTACTCCAGAACATTAAATCCTAGAGAAGTTTATGGTATTTATAAACAAGGATATGGTTCATCATTTGGTAGTTCATTATTTAATACTTTACAATTCAAAATGTCAGTATCTAAAGATAATGAAGAAATTGGTGCAATTAAATTCTAAATTTCTATAGTATTATTATATAGAGATGTCTTATTCAGATAATAATCCATTATCAGCTTTAGGAAATACAAATAATTCTAATAACATGTTTTCAAGTTTTAGCAATATGGGAGGATATAGTAAAGAGTTTTTAGAATCTAATAGTATAATAGCAAAAGTCGCATTTTTATTATTAGTTTTAATAGTTACTATGTTCGTCCTTCAAATAATGAAAGTTATATTAGGATGGATATTTGGAACATCGGATAATGTTCTTTTAATAGATGGGATGAAAAGTGCAAAAAATTATTTAGAAATAACTCAAGACCCAAGAATGGATGGTTCTAAAACTATTAGAAGATCTAAAAATGAAGATGGCGGTATTGAATTTACTTGGAATGTATGGTTATACATTGAAGATTTAGAATACGGAAAAGGAAGAAAGAAGCATATTTTCCATAAAGGTTCTAAAAATATGAATTCTAGTTCTCACAAACACGCAGATATTGCTTATCCAAATAACGCACCCGGATTATATTTACACGAAACAGAAAATGCTTTAGTAGTTGTAATGAATACCTTTGATGAAATTGTTGAACAAATTAAAATACCTAACATACCACTTAATAAATGGATTAATGTTAGTATTAGAGTTAAAAACATTAATTTAGATGTTTATGTTAATAATAACATTGTATCTAGACATATATTGAATTCACCACCTAAACAAAACTACAGTAATGTTTTCGTTAATATGAATAACGGGTTTTCAGGACATATATCTAATTTACAATACTTTAGTAAAGCTTTA